CAGAAGCTCGAAGCGATAGTGCAGGGCGTCCAGATCTACGCGCCATTCCCGTTCATGGGCCCGCAGCAGGATGGTTCTCGCCGTCTCCCCGTCGGAATAAGGAAATGTCTCCATCAGCAGATCCAGGGTCTCCCCCGCGCGCTGATACCGCTGTTGCAGATCGGGCAGGTTGTAATCCTCCAGATAGGTGAGGTCAAGCCCCAGCCTCCGCCTCCAGAGCCCGCCGGTCTCCAGGGTTGTATAGTTGTAACGGGTCTGGAGAAACATGCAGGGCGGAATACTGCCTTGCTGGTTGGGGTCTTCGTAGAAGGCCACACTTGGGAAGCAGGGGGCCAGGTAGTCCGCCAAGGATTTGGCGATGGTGGTTACAGTCAGGTTCATTCCATCAGCTCCTCCAATCCCTTCAACTCCTCCCGCAGTACCCGGCGGTACTCCTCCACCGCCTTGTCTACCATGAACAGGCCGGGGACATAGGCCGTCCGGGTACCTACCACGATACCGCCCGTTCCGTCTGGGTTAAATTCCAGCAGCCCGGAGCCCGGATTGATGACCAGCCCAGGCACAAAGTGGCGGTCCATCCGGTGCCCGTCGTTGACAAAGGAGGCGTACTGCTTGTCGTTGTTGAGCTCCGACACATAGCTGTCCCCCTGCCGTACCGGTCTGGGACGGCTGTCGGTCACCCAGTGCTGCTTCATCTCTCCGGTGCGGGTGTTGGTTCCGCGCAGACTGTTGACGGTGGGCGGCGTCTCCTCCACTGCCTTTTCCACGGCCCGTAGGGCAGCATTCATTCCGGCCCGCGCCAGAATACCCGGAATTTGCGTCTTAGCCTGTCTGAGCTGCCTTATGCGCTCCTCCAGGTTCATCTTCCACACCGCCTTTCACCCGCTCCTGCTGGAGCAGACGGATTTCCTGGTGGGCCAGTCCCGGCATGATAGCCCCGAAGGGCTCAAAAAAGTGGTTGGGGCCGGAGGCAAAGGCGCGTATGTCCGGGATGCTCTTGCCGAGAACCGCCCCCCGGTGAATGATGAGCTCGTCACCGGCCTGGATGTCCACTTCGTTGTCACACTGGAGCCAGTCCTTTTGGTCTGCTGATGCCGCGGCCTGGCTCATGCGGACCTCCGGCGCTTCCACCTGATAGAGGCGGCAAGGGATATTCCGGTACAGCTCTCTCCGCTCGTGGCGTGTCAAGCTCCCATCCTGTACCGGAACCACCCGCCAGATGTCCACGGTATCGGTGTACCAGTCGCGGAAATTCATAAGACATAACTCCCTCCCATGCCCACCAGCCTGGCCTTTGTGGCCAGAAGCTGCCCGTATTGGGTGGCGTTCAGGTCGCCCCAGTCCTCCGTCGCTTTCGTGAGGGCGTCTGTGTCATAAGTGACGCTGTCCTGCCCCAGCTTGGCCGAGGCCACCACCCCCACCAGCGCCCCGGTGGCCGCGGCCTGCCCGGGCGTCTCGCTGGAGGGCGCGTAGGTTTTCAGGTAGAGCGTGGCATAGTGGGCCGTATACAGCCCTGCGGCGTACCGCCAGCCGTCCAGCCACTTGTCCGGCTGGATGGCAGCATTGGCCTGCCGGATGAACTCATCCAGCATGGTCCTGGGCAGCAAGCTCTCCCCCAACCCGGTAAAGAACTGCGGGAAATCCTCCTGGAATTGCTCTGCCGTGTAATTCCCCGCGCTGTTGCCAAGGTTGGCCGCCGCGGCCCGCACACCGTAAAATTGCGGCTGGCCCCAGTAGAACATGGCTCCCGCCTCCTATTCCTCGGTGGTCTCCGCGCCCCGTCGGGTCTTTACCTTTTTCTCCGCCGCTTTCTGTCCCTCCCTGTCGGAAGTGCCGGAGGGCACAACTTTTCCATCTCTGACAAGGGCCCGGAAATAGTCCGTCTCAGCCGCCCAGCCGGGCACAGTCTCCATCATGCCAGCCCGCAGCCGGACGGAAGCAGAGCCGTCCGGGGCGGGAATGACAATGTTCCGTTTGCTCAGTACAAACATGCGCGCCCTCCTCAGATGCCGTCCACGTACAGGATAGAGGTGGGGTAGAAGAGCTGCACCTCGGAGAGGTTGGCCATGTAGGCGGTGTCGTAGCACACATTGGCCACGTTAGGGGCGGACATGATGCGGCTCATGGGCACCAGCTCGTCCATCTTGACGAAGCGCTCGTGGTTCACATAGACCACCATCCGGTCCTTGTCCCCGGTACCCGCGCCCTTGCACCACCGGGTGGCCCCGATGAAGAGGGAGCCGCCGTTCTTGGCCGCCGCGTTGTTCTTCAGCAGGAAGTCATAGATGGTCTCGGTGGCCAGGTCGGTAACCATAGTGGTGAGGATGTAGTTGTACTGCTCATAGGGAATGAGGATGTGGTTGGGCACAGCAGTCTCGTCGTACTCGTTTGCGGCCCACACAGAGGTAATGGCGTCGTTCACGTCCTTGAGGATTTCCTGGGGGGTCTTGGTGGCCCAGGCGGCGGTGCCCTTTGCGCCGTTGACGGCGGTGGTCTCGGTGGCGTCTGGGTTGTTGACCAAGCCGGTGGTCCCGTAGTCCCCGATACCCACATAACCATTGGCGTCCATGTGCTTGTCGTAGGCCATTCTCACGCCGTCCTGGAGCAGGTTGTCCAGGCTGCGGCCGATGTAGTTGGCCCGCTGCATATCCTGGAACATCACCCGCAGGGCGGCGGCGAACACGTGGGCCTTGTATACCCCCTTGTCCACACTGGCCTGCACCACGGGGATGCCGTTGGCGCCGCCGGCCGTCACGGGGCTGTTGACCGCGCCGCCGGTGATACCATAGGCCACGCTCATGGCGGACACGTAGTCCACCCAGCCGCCGCCGGTCTGGATCACGATGTCCCTGGGATAGGTAAAGCTGGTCAGTGGCTTGCGGATCAGGGGGTCGCGCTTCTCCAGCTCACTCACTAGAAAGGCGCCCCCAGAGGCGATGCCGTCGGCGTCCATGACGGGCACGCCGCCCACGGGGGCGGGACCGGCCGCCTTGGGGGTAAACACCCCCGCATTGTAGGTTCCTACATTCTGAAAGCTCATTCTATGTCCCTCCTATCAGGCGTTGTTCATGGTCAGGATACGCAGCTCCGCGACACCGTTGGCATCGGCGGGCCCTGCCCACTGGCAATTGGTGAGCTGCACCACCTTGCCGCTGTCGTCCTCTGCCTCAAAGCCTCCCACAGCGGCGGTGGAAAAGCTGCCGTTAGCGGTGATGCGGACATAGACCGCGCCGCCCAGAGCGGGAGTGCCGCGCTGGCACTTCACATTGATGGCCCCGCGCTGGAAGACGCTCACCGGCTCGCCAGGGGCATACTGGCCCTGACTCTGGTCCAGATAGGTGAGCGCGCTCTTGATCTCAGCTCCGGCCACGCCCACAAACTGGGCCGCGGTTGCGGCTGCTCCCATGGGGACTACCTCTGCTCCGTCGTATTTCAGCGGCGTGCCGAAGGGAATGGGCGCGCCGCCTCCGGCGGGGCGCGTGTTTACAATCATGTCAGGCTGCCGGGCGTAACAGCCCGCAAACCCGTGGGGCATTTCCTTGCCGATCACCTGGGGGTTGAGTCCCATAATATTCACTCCTTACGATGTAGCCAGCATCCCCGCGGTGCGGAGCGCGGCCAATAGGTTGTTGAAATCCTGCTGCGTGGGGGCTGCGCTCAGGTCCGCAATGGCGGCCATCTGCTTCACGCCTCCGAGGGTGGCTGCGGCGGCAGCGGGCAGTGTATACGACGGCCCGGCCGGCCCCTGGTCACCCTTTGGCCCTTTGGGGCCTTCCGGTCCTGCGGGCCCCTGCGGCCCAGTTTCCCCTTGCGGTCCCGGTTCCCCCTGTGGGCCGGGGTCCCCTTTGGGGCCCTGAGGCCCCGCAGTGCCCTGCGCTGCGGGCACTGGCCCCACATAGGCAATGCGCAGCTCGGCCACGCCATTCCCGTCCGCCGGGCCGCCCCACTGGGCGTTGACCAGCGCCACAGTGTTTTCCCCGTCCGCCTCCGCCTCGAAGTCGCCCGGCTGATAGCCTCCGCTGGCAGTTACCCGGACATAGACTGTTCCATCCACCGCCGGAGCGCCCTTCCGGCACCTTACGTTGATGCACCCTCGCTGGAATACGGAGACTGGTTCTCCCGGGCCGTACCGCCCCTCATTCTGGCTGTAAAACTCGGACGCGGACTTGACCTCCCGGCCGGCCACGCCGATGAACTGGTTTCCAGTGTTTCCAGCCCCCATGGGGATCACCTCGCCCTTCTGCCCCCGTACCAGGGGCATCCCGAAGGGTATGTCCTCCGCTCCGCCCAAAGTGGCGGTGGTGACGATCATATCCGGCTGTCTGGCATAGCTGCCGGAAAAGCCATGGGACATATCCCGGCCAATGGTCTGAGGACGAAGGGGCATCATTCCCCCTCCTTCCCCGCCTTGTGGGGATTACGGGCTGCATAGGCGGCCTGCGCCTCGGCGCAGGCAGTCTCATAGCTGGTGCGCCTGGCCGTGTCGGCGGCCTTCTGTGCGCTGTCCCGGGCGGCCTGAACAATCCCGCTCATCACATCGGGACCCTGGATGGTGGAGAGCAGCGCATCCACCACGCGGGCGCGTTCGGCCCGGTTCTGGATGGCCGCCACAGCGGGGCGCACCTTCTTGAGCAGGGCCACAGCCGCATCCCGTGTACCGGGCTCCATCAACTGGTCCGCCATTTCTTCGGCGGGGATAGTGACCGCCTTCTCCTTCGCCACCGTCTCCTCTCCGGCCAGCTTCTCAATCAGGTCGTCCAGGTCCTCTTCATCGTGGAGGGGCCGCTCTCCCCGGGCCTTCGCCTCCAGCATCTCCAGAATGCGGTCCAGCTTGCTCCCGATGTCGTCGCCCTTGGGGGCGCGCTCCACCATCTCGTCAGAAGCCTGGGCTGCATCACCAGCGGGTTCCGCCTCCGGCGCCTTTGCGGCGGGTTCGGCGTCCAGCGCAGTGGCGACCGTACTCACATCGCGGGTCAACTGCTCCAGCTCCTCCGGTGCAGCGTCATTTGCCGCCAGGCCGAAGAACCGGTAGAGCGCCTCTTTGGTCTCTTTTTTCATTCGTTTCAGTCCTTTCTCCGCCTTTCCGGCGGCGTGGTCTTTTATTGCAACACTGTGGCCCGCCCTGCCTCTCGGCACAACCGCCACGTGATTGCCCACCAGGTTTGTCTGCCGGTATCCGTCCAGGTATGGTTCAAACCTGCAATAATAGCCGCAGGAGACCTCCCTCAGCACGCCGCTTTCCACGTCGGAAGCCAGTCCGGGGTCCTTGATAATCAAGTCGGCCACGGTGTTGTCCCCATCCCGGCGCACATGCTCCAGGTGCCCCTTGGAGTAAGAAGCCTGGTTCTCCGCAGCCAGCATCTCCGCCGGGTGCCCCCTGGTGATGTCCTTTCCCTCCAGGCTGGCCAGCGCCGCCGGAGAGAACACGTCCTCCTCCAGGCGGTAGACGGTCACTGGCCGCTCCGGTTCTCCTTCCAGCCCCAGTTCTCCCGCCGTATACATCTGCGTGCCGGTCCGGTTGATCGGCACATCGTAGCAGATCAGGTATCCCTCCGGCGTCTTGACCAGGTGCTCCGAGATATGGGAGCCATAGTACGCAACCGCCATCAGTCCACCCCCGGCACCATTGCGGCATAGTCCGCGTCCCGGCCGGTCTGCCGGGAGATCAGGGAGGAAATCAGCGCCACATGGTCGGTCTCGTCCTTGTTGATCTCCAGCAGCACCCCCAGATCCTCCCGCGGTGCCAGGGCCATACAGGCCAGATACAGCCGCGTGGCCTCGATCTCCTCGGCCAGCGCCCTTTGCAGCAGTTCCAGATAGGTCATGCCGTCACCTCACTTTGCAAATAAAAAAGGAGCCGGCAGGATTTCTCCTGTCAGCTCCATTCAGCTCTTCCCGCCCACCATTCAGGGCGTGGGAACAATATTCAGTTTCTTGCGGGATACCGTCTGTACCTTGATGGTTCCATCCTTGTCCAGCAGCAACTCCACCCGCAGTCCACGCTTGAGCGCGGCCTCAATGGCCCGTATCACTTGCTCTGTCATTTTCCTTCACTCCAAAATTCCCTGTTCCCTTAGCTGCCGCATGGATTCCCGGTACTTCCTATCCATCTCCTGTTCGGTCGCTTTCCGCTCAATCTCATCATCTGTGATACCATAAACCGTCGCCCAATCTTCGGGAGAATCCCCAATATCGGCATCATAGGCTCCCGGCTCATAGACCTCCACAATTGTGGCGATCCGGCCATCCTTAAGTAAAACAGATTCATATTGCTGATATTTTGCCATTTATATCTTCTCCATATGAGCTGTTACAAAGTGGGTTGTTCCATCCGGTCTGACATTCCAGGCAAGCAGTACATTCGCAGGGCTTCCTTTACGTCCATACAGGACAACCAACTGTTCATAACGCCTTCCATGAACATCCTCCCGTTTGAGTACAGAGGGATACCGTGTTGCTGCATCCAGAATTTCTTCCCGCATCTTTTCCCAGTTGTCTTTATTATAGCCTAAGCGGGACGAAAATGCATCCCCCTTTGGATACCCGTCTCTGCTTTCCGGGTTAAAAAAATACCCTGTAAATTTGGCGTCTGCGGCGCTGGCTTTGTCTGCTCCGGGAAGTGCCCGCTCTGGATGCTCTAAAAGCCCGGCCCTCCTGCGGTAATCCAATCGCCACAGACGGTACCGCTCTCCGTCCTCCCGCTTCTGATGCAGGAAGGTCTCAAATCTCCCGGGCACCCGGTTCCCCAGCGTCACCCGGTAGCGCTCCCACTGGCGGTAATCCGCCAGCCATTGGGCCCGGGCCCGCTCTTTTTTGCGGTAAGCCGCAATCTGGCTCTCCGACCGCGGGTCTCGGCTGAACGGGTTCTTGCGGGGGTTGGAGAAATCCTTTATTTTTTGGATCTCCTCATCTGTCCGGCCCGCCGCCGTCCAGGGCAGCAGCACATGGAGGCAGTTGGGGTGTATATTCAGCCAGGTGTTTGCCAGTGTGTCCGGCCCTGCCGGGTCTACCTTCCCGAACGCCGCCGCCAGGGGCGGGAAGTCCGGGTCTGTGCCGCTACGGGAGTATACCCGGCCCTCGTAGGGCGCGCACAGCGCACAGGTGGTACCGTGGCTGGAGATCATATACAGGTCGTGCTCGGAGTCGGCGGTGAGCACCGCCAACACCTCCGCCTGCCTGGAGGTGGTGCGGGAGACCATCGTGCAGTAGGTATGCAGGCTCCAGTCCCGCCCCGCCTTGTCAGTAAAGGCCCGGACGCCCTCCCGCCGGAGCGCCTGCACAAAGGCGGGCACTGAGGCGTTCACGCCGCGTCCTGCGGCCTGCTGCGCCGCCACCTGTTCCAGCCCCACCCGGCGGTATACATCCGGCTCCACACGGCCAATCAGGGCGGATTGCAGGGTAGCCATCACAGTCATGGAGGCGTCGGTAATCTCCCCCATCAAGTTTGCCGCCAGCCGGTCCACAATGGCGTGCTGCTCACCCGTGAGCACGGCCGCGTTGGCGTAGCCTGCGGCGTGCTTGGCCGCCGTCTCCGGCACCTCCAGGGCCTTCCGGGCCTCTGGCACCCGGACATAGAACTGCTTTTCAATCATCTTTGGGACGTATTCCCAGCAGTCTGATTCCATCTGCCGGAGGATGGCCTGCACCCGCTCCAGGGCGGCCACAGCGTGGTAATCCACCAGGCCCTGGGAGCGAAGCCGCCCAATCTCGTTGATGATGGCGGTCTCCGCTCTTAGATAGATGGAGACTAGCTTTTCTAGCTCCTTTTCATTGGGGGTGCGGTTCAGTGACGGCATTTATTCCTCCACAATTTCGAACAATTCCGGCGGATAGAGATACCCGCTTGGGATGTCCTCATAAGGATTCTCTTCGCTGTCCTCGTCTACAATTCTGTACCATCCGTTCTCTACCGCTGTCACATCATATACCTTTCCATGCATGAGCATAAGCGGGTCGCTCTCGCCAAGAAACCTGACTTTCATTCCCATTTCACCACTTTTACGCTATACATCTCTCCATTTGCCTCGAACCAATGGAGAACAGCTCCCTTTTGGGCCCCAGCATTAAGCACAACTCCGTGCCCTTGTGCCTTCCTCCACTGTGACGCTGGGATTCCTGTTTTGCCCTCCAAAAAATGAGCTACACTTATTGGCTTCTGTCCAGGCCCGCCCGCAAAGATGTACGCATCTGTAATTTTACTGCCCGGCGCCAGCTTATACCGTTCCATAGAGCCGTCCTGTCCCATTGCTGTTACGGTTTGGTTTCTTCCAACGGTTCTGTCCAGGAGGGGAATCTTACCACTTTTGATTCCCTCAGTCAACATTTTTCCTTCGGAAAAACGGCCGTTTTTCTCTCTCGGCTGACCAGGATAATCCATCACTGCCGCGTCCTGTGCAATTGACTCAAAAGGGGCAGATACCTCTCCTCCATACCCCATCCCAGCCAGCGGGTCGCGCAGGGCGGTCACATCCTGGTAGGTTTTCCCGGCGTTGGCCGCGATCTCCTCTTCGGAAATACTGTCAAACATCCCGGTCTCGTCCGCCAGCTTCTTGAGCTCCCTCTGAGCCGTGTCCGCCCGGAACAGGCCCGCCTGAAAGGTATCCCGGATGGCCTGGGCCTTTTTCAGCGCGATCTCCGCCACCTCGGCCGCCGTGGGAGTCCACAGGGGCGGGAAAGTGATGTCCAGCCCGTCGGGTACCGCCCCCCAGGCTGACATGGCCAGGACCGGCAGCAGCTTTTCCAGAATGGGCCGAAGCTTGGCCTCCCGCAGCGTGTCCACGTAGTCATAGTAGTTCCGAAGGTCGCTCTCCCCGGTGGCGTTCATCCCCGCCGGGGAGCGTCCGAACAGCTTGGTCACCGGAATCCGGGACGCGCCGGACAGGTCGAGGCACATGGAGTCGTAGACCTCCTGGAGCCCGGTGAAGGTGTACTGGGTATTCTTAATCTGGTCGCCCCGGTTGACCAACTGCATGCCGAAATTGGACTTCATCACGCTTTGGGCCTGCATCACGTTCCAGAACCGCCTCTGCTGCTCCCCGGACGTAACGGAAAAGAGCTGGTCCAGGTTCTGCACCTCCATGGTGTCCACGTTGGCCCGGAAGGTGAGCGCGGCCATGTTGGCGGCCACGTTGTCATGCTTAACCACATCATTGTATAGGGCCTCCACCTCGGACTCTCCCCAGTACAGCTCCGCCACCCGCTCCAGGAAGGGCAGGTCGCGGCCGGTGAACCGCACCAGCCTTGAGTGGTGCACCTTCGCCACCGTGTTCCCCCTGGCGTCGGTGATGGAGTAATAGGCGGGCACCGGCTCTCCGCCCTCGAATACCAGCTCCATACCGGGTACCACGCCCTGCCAGCGGTCGAGTATGTAAAGCCCTTGGAAGGTACCGGGGTAAATGCTCTCCAGCTCCAGTGGCTGGCCCAGCATCCCCTCCTGTCCGCGGATCATGATAAGTCCGGCGGCGCCTCCGTACAGCCTGCCCCACCGCAGTCCCTCGTTGACCCGCTCCCGGAGCGCCGTCACGCGCTGAACGCGATCCAGTTCCTTCAGGTGCTCCGGCCCCACCGCTCCGGCGAGAGCAAACCACTTCTTTGTCATGTCGTCCGGGATGATGCCCACCACGTTCTGTACTACCCAGTTGTCCCGGTAGAGGGAGTTGAGCAGGGCGTAGTTGTCCGTCATCCGGGTCAGCGGATACTCTGTGGCCTCCAGCGGCGACTGGGAGCCATAGCCCAGCCGGAACAGCGGGTTGGAAAATGCGTCTTGTACGCTCACCGCCTCGGTATTTGGTTGTGCGCCCCTGGGGCGGCTTTTATTGCGTCTGGACACTTACTCGAACCTCCAGTCCGGCAGTGAATTGATGTAATAGCGCAGGGCGTCCGGCCCGTGGTCCCGCTCCTTCAGGGGCTTCTCATCCCCCCGCTGGCCCGCCTTCTTGTCCCACAAATAGGTGCCCAGTTCGTCCAGCAGGCCGGCACAGGCTTCACTGACCAGAATTTTTCTGCGGTGAAACAGGCTTCCGGTCTTGCGTATGCCATCCAGCACCTCATTTTCCGCCGGGATGACATACACCCCCCGCCGCCTCAGTTCCTCGATAAACGAGGCCGCCGAGGGATCTACGATCACCGCGCACCATTCCCTGCCCAGAAAGTCCAGAAGGTCGTCGGCATACTCCTGGTCGGTCTTCTGCCGGCGCTCCTTCCGGCTGTCCCAGCGGTACTCCCTGTCCACCCGGATCACTCCATCGTGGTCATAGATGTCCAGAAACACCGTAGGGTTGGCGGTACCGTAGTCACAGGCCACGGTTCTCTGGGAAACCCATTCCAGATCCACCGGGCGTTCCTGCGTCCGGTAGACATTCTCTGTCTGGTCAAACATGTCGTAGATAAGCCCCTCCGACATGACCCACAGGCCCAGAATGTACCGCTGGTAGAACACCCCGGCATACATGCTCCGGTATCTGGCCCGGGTGGCCTCGTCCAGCGCCGGGTTGTCCTCCATGGTGAAGTGCAGATGGAGGGCCTTGTGCTCCTCCGCCTTTAGAATCCACTCCTGCCGGAACCAGTGCTGCGGCCCCTCCGGGTTGCAGTTGAACCATAGCTTTGCCCCTGTCACGGAGCACCGGGCCATGGCCTGTTCCACAAAAGAGCGGGGCATCAGGGCCACCTCGTCCAGCAAAACCCCCGCCAGGGTGATACCCTGAATCAGCGTGTAGGAGCTCTCGTCCTTGCCGCCGAACAGGTAGAAGCGGTTCTCCCGCACCCCACGCCGGGCCGTAATTACATGGCCGGAGCGGCTGTAGGAAATGGTGAAGTTCTGCCGCAAATACTGCACCGCCAGAAGCGGCGTCACAATGTTGCGCTCCACCGCTCCTACCGACTTCCCACAGAGTGCAAACGCGCAGCCGTTGAAACGTCCCATTGCCCACAGGAAGAAGGACAACGACATGACTGAGGTTTTTCCCGACCGCACCGCGCCGTCACAGATAAGCGCATCATAGTCCCGGTATGGGAAACGCAGAATCTCCCTCTGCTTTTCAGAGAAGCCCATTTCCCATCTCCTCCTTCAGCGACGCGGTGATCGGATCGTCGTCCATGTCCTGCATACCGCCGGCGCCCGCCGCCCCCTGCTCTCCCAACAAGTCAAACAGCACCTTTGCCGCCTTCGCGTCGCCCTTGGCCGCCTTTAGGGTCAGGCCCGCAATCACCGCCATCTGGTTATCCACATCCTCCGGTTCTACGCCGTCACGGGCCAGCTTGTTCCATGCCCGCTTGTCCGCCACCGGGAGAGAGAGGTACAGGTCTGCCGCTTCTCTCAGGCTACGCTTTCGCCGCCGTGACGCGCCGGATGCACGACCACCTTCACGCCCGAGTTCTCTCGCTTCGCTCTGGCTTCGCTGATCCATCGGTATAAGATTCTGTTCATTCGGCATGTCACCACCTCTCGGTCGTTTTTTGGTTCCACCGCCTACCTCGTGCAGTAAGCAGCAGCGTAGGGGCCCGATATTACCCGCCTCGGTGCCGGGCGGTAGAAAAGGAGGCGCAGAGGTATACACCTCCACGCCTCCATCCTACATCAAGTGTTTGGCTTTTTAAGTGCGTGTTACTCCAGCAGGCCAAAATTTTTGGCTACCAGTTTTATAAAATCGCTGTGCCAATGTCTGGCTGTCTCATAGTGGCAAGGCACCATCATCGCGGCCCCCTCCAGGGTGTGGGTCTGCTTGAAAAACACCAGATCCACCACTTGCAGCCGTTCCTTTCCGTTTTCCATTCGTTCCGTCTGTTCAATGGAACGCTGGACCGCCATTCGCTCCTTCAATGAAGTTCCCTGGCAATATCGCCCCTCCAGCGCCGGATAGTTTCGTATGATGGATTTTATATACCCCCACCATCTGTATCTTGGTTTACTCATATCTCCCTCTCTTTCTGGTGGCCCACTGACGGTCATAGCGTCGCCCCGTCAATTATGTCGGCAAGTATGTCTGCAGCCTCCAGCGTCCGCTCTTTCCGGTATCTGGTTATAGCCGACTCCGTTTCTCGCAATGTTTTACTTCGCTTATCAGCTAATTTCTTCTGAAACTCTTCTAAGTTTTTCCTCTGCTCATAGGCATGTCTCAGTTTTCCCTTCTCCCTGCTCCCGGTTGCCCTGTCTATGACCTTCATACGATACCGGGCGTATATGTAGGCCAATCCCTGAAAAAATTCCTGATCAGCCAGCGACAGGCCATCTGGCATCTCTTCTCCCCGCATGGCTAATCTTTCAAGGTCAGATACCACTCCAGGGTCTGTACTGCGCTCCTCCATCCCTGACATACCTCCCATCGGTATCCCTGCTCTGTCAGGCGTTCACCCCACCATTTCTGTTCCTTGCCCGCCTGGCCCGCTTCGTTCTTCATCTCAATGTATAATCCATGATACTGTCCACGCGGGACTGGCAAGGACAAATCCGGCACACCCTTCTTGACCCCCATAGCCTTGTCGATGGCAATTTGTTTTGCCCCTTCCCGGGTCTCGTTCTTGATGTGATGCAACAGGGCCAACTCCGGCCACTTGGAACGTATGGAGGACTGCTGGCTCCACTTAATCACGGCCTGCTGATGCTTCGATTCATGCACCATCCTCTACAACCTCCACATAGTAGGAGGACACGCCCTTCCCTGGTGCCTTCTCCTTCACCTGCCGGACTGTATAGCCGTTTCTGGCCAGAATAACCACCAGCGTGTCCCGGTCGGCTGCGTTTGAGCATCTGATTTTCATGCGCGTCTCCGCCCCTTCCCTTTTGTCGGTTCGCTGAATAATCTGTTTAAAATCTGCGATGCAGCTCCTTTGGTCAGGCCAGTCGCATCAAAGCCCTTACACCGCCTATGAATAATCTCCAGTTGTTTTTGTGTGGCTGGCCCCTGGCCCCAACGTCGCACGGCGCCGAGATCCCATAAATACTTACAATCCTGATAATCATGAACAAGGTGCCTATAAGCCGAGTCCAGGGCCTCTTGCATCTTCATCCGTTTGCCATTCTCGAACATCACCATTCCCAAAGCGTCCGGGCAGGGTATCGAAAGGAACTCTCGGCCCATCAGTCTGCAAACAAGAGACCCGTCAGGCATCTTGAACCAGTTGACATCGTGGAGCTGGTACCTCTGTTCTTGGGCCCACAGGTCCACCAGCTCGACATTTTTAATCCAGCTCTCGGGGGCGTCTATCGCCGCCGCAACGCGGTCAGGCAGTTCAAACAGCATCCCCTCTATCTCCTCCAGCTTTTTCGCCGGCACCGCCTCCATGTCGATGCCCAAGAGAGACGGCGCTGTACAGAGGGATGCCCGGCCGGTGATTCCTACACAGTCGATAAGCTCCAGCCGTTCCTTGCCCGGATAAAGCCGGAGTCCCCGGCCAACCATCTGCGCATATAACGTCTCGCTCTGCGTCGGTCTGGCGACGATTACAGTCTCCACCCGTGGGATGTCGGTCCCCTCTGTGAACACCATGCAGTTGACAATGCAGGGAATCTCCCCGGCGGTAAACGCCTGGATGATAGATGCCCGGTCCTTTGTGTTGGCGGTAACCACCACCGCGCCCGAAATCCGCCGTGCAATTTCCTCCGCCTGGTGCACAGACACGGCAAAGATAAGCGTTGCGCCCACGGCCATCTCCCGGTATGCCTGGGCTATGGCGTCCGCCGTGCCCTCCATAGCTTCGTCCAGCTCACCCGGGGCATAATCGCCGTGCCTGGTATGGACGGCGGACAAGTCAAAACCGATGTTCACTCGCCGGCAATGGATGTCGCACAGGTATCCGTTTTGGATGCCCCATCGGAGGTCACGCTGGAAGATGATGTCCTGAAACACTGTATCCAGGCGTACCTTGTCGCCCCGGTTAGGCGTGGCAGTGAACCCTATGAGCTTTTCCGGGTGGAAGTAGCCGAAGATATCCCGATAGGTCCTGGCCGCTGCGTGGTGGGCCTCGTCGCAGATGATCAGACCGAACTCGTCAGGTGTGAATTTGTCCAGTCGGCGGACAAGACTCTGCACGCTGGCGGAAACCACTTCCTCGCCGTGGCTGCGGCTGGATGCCCGCTCAATGCCGTAGGAACAGTCGAAGTATTTTCGGGGCTGCTCCACCAGCTCCTCCCGGTGGGAGAGAATCAGCATCCGCTCTCCATGCCTCGGAATATTGGCGAAGGTTACTGTCTTCCCCATCCCAGTGGCCATCTGCACCAGGTACGCTCCGGGCTTCTGACTCTCTATGGTGTTGATGCACTCCTGTTGATAAGGTCTAAGATTCATGTTTCCTCCTGCATAGCAAGCATCTGTCCGCACTCAGGCGGGCGGTTACGGACGTTCGTTCACTCTGTCTTCCATAGCCCGCCGGACAACCTGGATGATGTACTCGGCCCGTGTCTCATTTGGCCGGTGACGCCCCCGACGGTATGCGCTGATCGTTCCGAAGTCAATCCCCGTCAGAGCTCCGAGCTGTCTGGTTGAGAACCCGTGGACGTTCGTCGCCTCGTTGAGCACCTGCATCAGCTCCCCTCCAAGTTCCCGGCGGCGGTCCTGTACCTCTGGAACAGAGAACCCGGCTTGTCTCAGAAAACCAAGCACGTAGGGCATACGCTCATTACGGCATCCGGCCACAATGGCGGCGGCCTTCAAATAGTCATCCGTAGTCAGGCACCGTTGCTCGACAATAGGAGGCACCACAGGAAAACTATAGCTGCCGGCCCTGCGGATGCTGGGCAGCACCTCGTCAAAGATCCAGCTCTCGAACCGTTCCGCTCCGGGAAGCTCGCTTTTGGCGGCCAAGCGGTAGATGTCGCCCTCGGGGATGAAAAGCATCTCCTGTTCTCCGCCTTTGGTAAGGGTGCGGCGTTTTACCGCCCCCTTGCAATGAGCGGAAACAGCATCCTTCGGCCGCTTATATCCGAGCGCCTTTGCCGCATCATTCCCGCAGAACAGCACCTTGCCACTCTCTTCAATAGTACGGATTGTCCCAAACTCGGGATTATTAAAAACCATCAGTTCGTTCATTCTGCGGCCTCCCCTTCAACTACAGGCCGCGTAGCAATCACAATTTCTA